TTTTAACTGCGTTAGTATTTGATATACCAAATGTTAAACTAGCTTGCGCACCTATATCAGCAAGAACTTGGGAAGCATCTCTGCCCTCAATAGAAGTGCCATCTACTCTTAGAAAATCATTATCGGCTACACCTGATGTAAACACTGGGACATTTGTATTTGATATACCAGTAGCTGCAACTGCGGCTGTACCTAATCCTAATGTTGTCCTTTGAGCAGCAGCATCTGCATCATCCAGTAATGCTTTACCAGCAGAAGTTAAATCATAAGTCCCAGCAGCGCCAGATCCAGTAAACTGTATTCCTTTATCTGCGGCTGATGTTAAACCAGCTAGTGCTTGTAGCTCTGCATCTAATCTTGCATTTGCTACAGTTCCAGATAACTGAGAAGCATCAATAGTTTTGTTTGTTAGTGTTTGTGTACCAGTATCAGAAACTAAAGTTGCATTTGAATTACCTATAGTGCTACCACCGGGTAGAGTTAAAGTATTTGTTGCTGCCAGACTATGAGGCTGAGGTGATATAGTTTGTGCATGATTGTTACTTGTTTCACAATATAATTTTAATTGACCTACACTACCGCTATTACTTCTAAGTTCTATTACACCACCATTAACAGTAAGATCATCACCTACAGATAAATCCGCACCTAATGTTGCATTGCCACTAGCATCTAAAAACACTGACTTTGATGCTGGTATTGTGCAAAAGATTGTCTTTGTACCAGCACTAAAATTAACTGCACTGTCACTATTAGAACTGCTGATAATTGTAGATCTAGCTATTGTGCTAGAGTCACTGCTGAGTGTGCCTAGACCGACCTCAAACTCTGCTGTGCCGGGCAATGTGACTGCATAGTATGTAGTGTTATTATTTCCAACACCAGCAGCAAAAGTTTCAAAGCCAGTAACAGCACCAGCTAATGTAAGTGTGCCAGTGCCAGTTGTGGTTGTAGTTTCTTTTACTCTGTCGTTTAATACCAATGCCATTATTTAAGCTCTATTGTTAAGTTAGTTGCATTAATTCTAAATATGTCACCACTAGCTATTACTTTACTGGCATCTAATGCGCCAATAAATAATACATTTCCACCCGAACCTACTACATCTAGAGAGTCGCTTACATGAGTTGCTATAAACACATGTGTAATTGTATTGTTAGTGCCGCCAGATGCTGGAAATTCAATATTATTGGTATTTTTGCAAGTTTGTGTATCAGCAGATTCTGTTGTCAATGTCCAATCTGCATGAGGAACATTTTGCCTTGCATAGTTTGTAAAATTAGCTTCTGTTATCGTAGGATCTCCAGATTCACCTGTTGAGTCATTAAAGTTAGAAACTGCCGTAGCCAATCCAACAAAAATATTGTTTCCCGGTGTACTGAAAGATGCTGCGTTGTTTTTAAAAATAAGACTTAATATCCTATTTTCTAAAAAGGTGGTTGCTGCATTTGCTGTTGCCATATTCTACTCCTATGTTCTCTGCGCTCTAGGTAAACCCTCAGAATACGCATCAGTGTTTTCTCTAGCTTCTCCGTAATCTTTAAGTCTTGTTAATTGATCCATAAATCTTTTCTCATATTGTTGTATCAAATCAGGCTCACCTTTCATAAAAATATAAGCATCTACCAATGATCCAAACAATAATGCAAATGGCGCATTAGTGCTTAACCATGTTGTACCACTATCAGCGCCTGATGTCAGGCTTGTTGGTCTATAATAATAGTGTAATTCTATAGTATAATTTGAGTTTGGGGTAGGTCCAAGTATAAAGTTTTCTGCATCAAACTGTGCATAAAATCTTGGAGTTGCTGTTGAGGATGAAGCGTCATATGCTTCTTGTATGAAATTTACATCTTTTTGTAGCAAAAATGCTTCACTACCAGATGTTGTTATCTGTAATGAAAAAGATGCTAGATAGTCTGATGGTAATGTTAAAAATTTATCACTTGATGATAATGTTGAAGTTACATTTTTTCTAAATATTTCTAAATCAATATTCTTAAATATTCTTTCTTCTGCAGCTTTAATAAAGTCAGATAGATGATTTACAAAAGTTGTTTCAGAATTATCAGTGTAATCTTGTATCGCTGTTTTTAACTGCGCAAATGTAAAGCTCATCTAAGCCTCCAAAGTAACTGGTCCAACTGTAGCAAACACACCACCTCCGGTAATCGATCCTGCAGTTGATTCTGCGACAACTGTAATAGTGTATGTGTCATCTGTTAGTTTAGTTATAGCATATCCTGTAGCTAAGTTAAAGTTTGCCGCTGTCAATCCATCAAAACCTAAACAGTTTCTAAATCTTACTGTGTCTGATGTAGATCTACCGTGGTCTTTCTCTGTTACTGTAACTACAGTGCTGCCTCCATCTGCAGCAGCAGTTGTAAAAGGATTAACTAATAATAATCTTTCTGTTGCAGGCTCTACCCTATCTGGTCTTGCATTTAACAATGACTGAGTATCATCAGTCTTAAATTTACCCAAATGATTTTGTGGATGATCTGGATCAACTACATCATACCCAACCATCATGCCGGTTTTAGCACCGTTTCTAATCTCTGGTATTAGTTCCCTAAGCGGATATCTAAATCCTGTCTTATCACATATACCATATGCATATTTACCAACTGAATAAGGCATTATTTTTCTTTCTTTGATTTATAGAAATACTCTTCGCTATCTCCAAATCTTTCTAATTTGTTCTCGTTTTCTACCTGATAATAATGTGTGCTAACCTTAAAATCAGGGGTTAATGGTTCTGCAGGCGTTAAGCTGTTATCATATATTCTGGTTCTGTTATTTGGATACAAACAATACTGACCATTCTCTAATTCTATTATATTATGTGACTTATGCTCTTCTGGTGTTTCACTAGTGCTAAAGTCAACTGTATCTATATCACCATGATAATTATCAAGTGTAGCTACATAAGATCCCTTAACCGCACCCGCATCTCTTGTATAAACTTCATAGCTCATAGATCCTATAAACTGCTTTTGTATGCAAGTTACGTTGTAATCCATACAATTCCAAAATTGTAGATTATATAAAGGTAAATCTGGTTTTGGTTTTTTAGGCTCGCTAACAAAAGCGCTTATTGGTAGTTTATCAAACATTGCGCCATACTCTGGTAAGTATGTTTCAAAATAAAAAGCTCTACCCGGCAAGGATTTGCAAGATACCCAAACACCTTTTACAAATTCACCATGACCATCTTGGTGATCTCTTAAATATTCCTTCCTAACCCACAGATTTATTGCAGGTAGGTTACATATAAGTCTCGACAATTAGTAACCTCTGTTAAAATTTACACCTCTGGTTGCGGCTCCACCGCCACGCATTTTAACAACTTTGCCACCTTTTTTTAATTTTATAGATGACAACATTTTTGCTTGACCTGTGTGAGCCTTAACTGCTTTTTTTAATCCAGTAGTAACTTTTTTAATTTTAGATTTATTAGAAGTTACTTTACCGCCTTTTTTCATAAAGCCCATTTTATTGCGCACTGGTGTAGGTAATTTGCTAAGACCTTTTCCTTTGCCGCCCTCTGGTACAGGTTTTAAAGAGCCGCCACCAGCCTTTTTCATTATACCACCAGACTTTGCCTCCATAGGTTTCCCTCTGCCGGTTTGCTTATCTAGCATCTTTTTCTGACCGGGTGTCATTAAAGGACCGCCACCTTTAGGTGACTTCTTTTTCTTTTTTTGTTTCGGGAATGTGCTTCTGTCTATATCTTGCATTCCCTTTTTTGTTGGTGCAATTTTAATAGGCATTATCTTCTCCCTAATGATGGTGATTTAGTAGAATAAAGTCTTTTTCTTTTCATTCTGTCTATAGCTTTTTTTGGTTTCATCTTTGGTGTAGGAGGGGGTGTTAAGGCTACCTTTCTTCTTTTAGCTTGTGCTTTAGGCTTCTTTTGAAGTCCAGCCATATCTTTTTTAGTCATGCCTTTGTATGGGCTTTGTTTAGTGCTACCGCCAACTGTTGCTCCTGTTGTTTTTTTACTACCAACTTTTGATGCAGCATAAGGTAATTTTAAATTAGCACCTGCTCTAATTTTATTAGCGTCTGTTATATTAGGGTTTGCAGCCATTAATTGTTTTAATGTAAATCCCCTTTTCTTTGCTATCTGTGATAACGTATCTCCAGATTTAATTTTGTATTGTGGCATTTTAACCTCCGTAGAAAGTGTTATATGGTACAAATCTAGCAGACGAGCTATCTTGATCTTCCCCTGCTGCTAGTTCAAACTGAAACTCATATTCTTGTTTGAGGGGAGCAACTCTATTTGCAACCTCTGGTCTTTTCATAGCTATGTAATAAGCTAATCCAGAAACAAGGCATGGTGCAAATCTTGGTGGTATAAAAGATGTTGTTGTCCCATCAATACCAGATGAAATCCCATCTATTCCCACAATTCTAAAAAAGGACAATGTGTATGTGTCTGCGCTATCTGGCACAGGCCACATTGTAACTGTTACAGAGTCAGCAAGTCTTTGTACAAATATTTGTGTAGGCTTGCCCTGTGTATTCTTTGCGCTTTGTTGTGCATAAGTTGAAACACTTATCCTAGTAAGATTTGTATCTACCTGATTTGTCCCTGTCCCTGTCCTAATCTGATGCTCTAGTATATCCACTGTGTCTGTAGGCATAGTGTAAGTGGCAGTACCTGAAGACAAAGACAATGTTCCAGATGCTATTGTCCAAAGATTCAAACCTCTATTCTGCCATTCCATAGTTAATAAATTAAAACTACGTCTAGCGTTTCTTAAATCATTACCTGTTCTTAACTCTAGCCCTGCTCTTTGATAAGCCTCTTCAAACAGGTCTGGTATGTCTGGGACTACTACTGCCATTTATGTGACCTTTCTATAAGCTCTCGTCTTTCTTGCAATCTTCTTTGGCTGTTTAGATACTTGTTTACCTGATCTAGTTGCTTTTCGTTTAGCAGCCGTAGAACGGGCGTATTCAGAGGGCGAAAGAGCCTTAATTGCTTTCTCAGGTAAGTAACGCTCGCCTGTTGCTTTCTGCCCTTGTGTACTAGGTTTACCACTTTTGGTTCGCCACTTCTGTTTACCCCAAGCCTTTAGACTCCTTTGTGGTTTTTTTAATCCGCCCATTACTTTTTATTCATCCATGCTGTTGTACCCATGTATGCTCCCACAATACCAGCTCCACTTATGTAAAATAAATTACTGATATCTGCTAAGGCTTTGACTCTTTCTACATCTATAAAAAACATAGCTGCTGTAAATAAACCCATAGCTATTAAAGTATACCTTGCCATTCTTAGTTGGGCAAGGTTTTTGCGTAAGGCGGTTTCTGTTTCTTTTATTTCTTTCATATTGGAAAGCTCTTCATCAGTTACAATGCCATCGCCATCTAAGTCATATTCATTATACTTACTTGATGATTGTAATTTCTTTTGTTTCATTTCTTGCCTATACTTCTTAAACTTTCCATTACTTGATCTATATCTGGCTCTTTGCCATTTGGATCATATAAACATTTGTACTTCTTGGGACACCAAGTCTCAATCATCATTGTAAATGTTTTATTACCGCCTTGATAAATACAAGCTCTTTTGTCAGTGTATTTAGATGTGACTCTTTTTTTTAATCTACAAGTTGTATACTTTTTTTCTTGTATTTTACCCTGCCAAACCTTTTGCTTGTATGTGTAATCTTTTGGCGCATTGTATATTTTGGCATCAGCTCTAGCTTCTTTCATCCAGATACCAGCTACCAAAACAGCAAAACCACCAACTATTGCCGCGACAATAAACCAAGTTATAGCTTCTGCTATTTGCCTTCTTAACTGCTGCCTTTTATAAACTGTTTCTTGTCTTTGTTTTCTTATTTGACCTTCCATCTTTAGCAAATCATCATATGCTTGTGGACCATAAGTCATGTTTAAAAATATCTTTAATTCGTATCTTTGCTCTTCTAGCTTTTTCTTTGCCGCATACGCTGCGAGAGCCGCTTCTTCTATAGATCCAGCCTTAAACAACTTGCCGAAAAGGGGAGGATTCTTTGCTTGTTTCTCGGCGTTGTCAATATCAGAGACAGCTCCCATCCATCTACCTATGTCCCCACTCATCTGCTCTATATCTCTAGCTGCTGAAAATCCCTGTTTTATGGCATTAAAAGCGCTATT